ATTCGATGAAAGAAATTGAAGATCAGTTTAAGTTGTTGAATCAGGCTGCTAAAGATGTTAAAGGGCAGGATGTTTCTATTAAACATTTAAGACGTTTAGAGAGTGTTATTAATGGTACTCCTGTTGTTGGTCGTGCTCCTACGAAGGCTGTAGCCAAGTGGGAAGATTTGATGAACGTTGTTAAAAACGATGACGTTTTTGGGCATGAAGATTTTATAGGTGTGGGTGTTACAGGTGAGGTTAACGTAGCGCAGGCTGAAGAACTTCTTAAAGAAGTTCTTGATGATGTTATTCGTATTGAAGAAAGCCAGTTGTTGAGCAGTATTTTAGATCCGGCTCAGAGAACGGCTCGTTCTGCAACAACTAAATACAAGACTTTTGGTATGACCGATGATGAAATTTTAGAGGCTACAACTTTGACTGCTGCAAACGCAGAGGACATGTTTGCTGAGGCGGCTAGGTTGCGTCAGCAAGCAGACGCTGCTATGGAAATGCAGGCTAGTTTAGGTTTAGATGAGATTCCTATTGAGGTTAAACAGTTAAGAGAGTTGGCTTTGTCTGCTGAGATTGAAGCGCAAGCGTTGGCTAGAGAAGCGGCTGATTTTTTGAATCTTAGCGGTAGTCAAACAATGGCGGCAAGTTTACGGGAGGCTGGTGCGCCTGCTGCTGTGACTGATTTTAATGTTGCAAAGAAAACTGGTCCTCAAACTTGGGATCAAGTGTGGAATAATTTAAGCGCTCAAAGTATTGATTCTGAAATGGTTACTACTTGGATGGATTCTGTTAAAGATGGAGTTAAATCTTGGGGTCCTTGGCGTATTGCTACTGGGAACACAGAATTAGATGAGGGTATGGTTGCTGCTGCTGAAGCGTTTAGGTTGATGAACACTCCTAAAGAGGTTGAAGGTTTTTTAAAAAGTTACGACAAGTTTCAAAACTTTCTTAAAGCAGGAATGATCGCTACACCCGGATTCGTTTTCCGTAACATTTTCGGTGCTTTCTTTAACGCATGGTTAGATGGTGTTAACCCTACTGAAATGTTGAGAGCCGCTAAAATGACTAAGCGTGTGAGTGAAAAATCTTATGCTGATAATACGCCTTTTATAGTTGCTGCTCGTGCATTGGCTAAAGATGGCGATCAGTACATGAGAAATTATGTTGAGTTGTTAGAACGTGGTGTGCGTGGTGGTGGTCAAGCAACGGTTGCTACTACTCCTACGACGGCTGCTGGTAGAATTGCTGGTCCTAATGTGCAAGCGTTTGCTGATGCTCGTGCGGCTAATGCTCCTTTGTCAAAACAAGATTTTTCTGTTACTGGTGTTCCTTTGCAGAATGCTTTGTCTGGACAGTTGGTGTTTACTGGTCCAAGGGCTAAAGAGGTTGCGGTTAGAGCGGCAACAAAAGGTGAGGATTTGTTTGCTGGGAGTGTGTCTCCTTTCTCAAGTGGGTTTGTAGGTTATCAGGTTGTACGATCTGCTAACACTCAGGTGGAAGATATTATTCGTTTAGGTGTCGGTTTAGACACCATGCGTTGGGGTGGTAGTTCTGCTGATGCTTTAGAAAGAATTGCTAAATCACAATTTGATTATGGTGATTTAACAAGTTTTGAAAGAAACGTTATGCAACGATTTGTTCCTTTTTATACGTGGTCAAGAAAAAATATTCCTTACCAGTTGGAACAATTAGGTAAATATCCTTACAAATATAATGCTGTGATGAACGCTAAACGTAATTTAGAGTGGGGTACAGAAGATTACGATTATAAACCTGATTACTTTTTAGAACCTTTTGGTGTGCGCACTCCGTTTAGTTATGCGGGTTCTACTATTTATTCTGTTCCTGATTTACCTTTTCAAGATTTGTTAAGGTACGATGTGACTCGCCAAACTCAAGGCGAGTTGGGCGACCCGTTGTATGGTGTTAAAAAAACTTTGCAAAATTTAACATGGCAGATTTCTCCTATTGTTAAAACTCCTTTAGAGATAGGTTTTCAGAAACAGTTATCTGGGTACGGTGCGCCTTTTACTGGTGAAATGCAATCAACTCCACAGCCTATACGTAGCATTCCGGGTTTAATGCCTGCGTTGAGTACTATTGGTTGGGCTGAAAAAGTTGATGGAGATTGGCAGATGGCTGATCATACTCTTTACATGGTTTTAAGTGCTTTACCTGCTTTGGGAACTATAAGACGAGTGATTCCTAGTGAAGCAAGATATCAAGAAAAGTTTTTTGAAACAATGTTTTCTTCTATGGCTGGTATCAGTATTAGACCTTTGACACCTGAAAAACGGGAAAGTTATATGAAAAGTTTAAGGTATCAGCAAAGTAAAATAGATAGAGAAAAAGGTATTAGAAGTCCCCGTAATATCAGTGGTCCCTCGTTGGGTGGCTCTGCGAGTCGTGGACCTACACTAGGCTAGGTCGGGACAGAAGGGACTGATAGTTATGAAACACTTATCAAGAAGTGATTGGGGAGCGAAACCTCCCCCTAAAGGCAGGTTCGACAAGTTGAACAGGTCAAGAGTGCAAGGTGTTGTTATACACCATTCTGGTGTAGAAAACGGACCTAAAAATTCTGATGCTGTTAAAGCATTCGAGCGCCATCACATGGGTAAAGGCTGGGATGGTATCGGCTACAACTGGTTGGTTGATGAGAGTGGCATAATTTTTGAGGGAAGAGGTTGGGATAGTCGTGGGGCGGGAACTAAGGGTTGGAACAGTCGTTCCATTAGTGTGTGCTTTACTGGCTGGGGTTTTCACAAGCCTAGCGACGCTGCTTTACGTTCTTTACAAACAGTTGTTGATGCCGCTGAGTATCATTTCGGCAAAGGGCTTTGGGTTTCGACACATCGTAAGAAAAGCACTAAAGGCTATACGACGTGTCCGGGGGATTGGTTAGGCGATTGGGTTGAGAATGGTATGGGTACTTCTGAACCTCCTGAGAAAGTTGATTGGGCTGCGATTATTCAGTTCTTTAAAGATTTACACGAGCAGGTTAAGAAGAGGCCGTTGTCTCGTCCTAGCCGTAGTCGTGGTTTACCTGTGCGTTTGGTGCAGGGAAAGTTAGCGGAGCGTGGTTTTGATGCTGGTCCTGTTGATGGGATTTACGGTAAGAAAACTGTGTCTGCTGTCAGAGAGTTTCAGAAGACACAAGGTTTTTTGAAGGTTACAGGTGTGGTGAACGGTGACACGTTCGGTTCCCTGTTTATACAATAAGGATAAATATTATGCCAAAAGGTGAAGGATACGGAACGTTTGAAGAAACGTTCGGTTCACAAGATGAGCAGCCTTACAACTCTACGTCTTCATTCAATATGTGGGACGTAAGTCAAAAGGCTAAGAAAGCCGCATCGTTTTTGCGGAACACTAACTTAGGAAATGCTGCTTATGGTGGTCTTCCTTTTCATAGAGATCATTAAGGAAGCGGGTTATTATGCCACATAAATTAGATGGTACTACATACAATACTGATGCTAACAGTGTGATGCACAAGACTAATGTGCGTCCTACTGCTAATCAGGGTTCTCTCACGGGTGATGCGATGCTTCGCATGGGCAATGGGATGAGAGCCAAGTTTGACGAGAATGACTAATGGCTGGTAAAAGAAAACCTCGTCGTCCTAGGTATTAACAATCTAACAAAGGAAAAAATTTGAAGAACATTTTTGATGTACTGGAACGTGCTGGGTGGACTTTCGCTCAAGCGTTTCTTGGTGTGTTTGTTGTAGCCGATTTGTCGTCTGCTAAGGGTGCGGGTGTTGCTGGTTTAGCAGCCGCTGTGTCTGTTCTTAAAACTATAGTTAAAGATAAAGTAGCGAAATAGTAATGGAAGAGTCCGCTCTTGATGTGGCGTGGAATAAATTCATTGAGAGTGAAGGGCGGGCTATTGAAAAAGAAATATATGAGGAGTTGCAAGAGACTGCGAATATATTTGATGTTGAAGATGGCACTCATGCTAAATGGACAAGCGACAGGGTTCTTGGTTTACTTCTAGTATTAGATGAAGAAGAAGCAGAGTTTTTGTTGGCAGCGTTCCACGCTGGCATTGATGGTATCGAAGACGCTACTTACAGTTGGGCAGCGTGGGCTACATGTTTGATGGGTATTATTAAACAGTCGCTTGTGGTGTTGCCTGATGATTACGATTTATCCGAGGATAATTAGTCTCGTAGGTACCCTCTAACCGCTGGTGAATCTACCAGTGCGTCTACTAGTCGTAGGCGTATTTTGTCACGTCGTCGTGCGAGTGTGGTTTTAGGTATGCTTAGAACTGCGCCTGCTTTGCGTAGTGACATGCCTTCTATTAGTAGTCGTTCTGCTATCCACAAGTCTTCTGCTGATAGGGTTTCGAACGCTTCTGCTAATGCTTCTTTGAGTAACAGTGTTTCTTCAAGGGATCTTATTTTGTTAACAATTCCGGGTACTTCTTCCATCATTGCTTGAAGTTCTGTTAATGGGCGTACGTCTGCTGTGCAGTTAATTACGTTAGGTAATCCTGCTCGTGCCATCCATGCTATTGTGTCAGGGTTGTAAGAGTATTCTCGTTTTTTTGCCATTCCGTCACTTCATGGAGGAACTTTTCGGCAATTACTCTGGTGTTATCAGCGTCGTAACCGGAAGGCTCTCCGAGTTCCCATGCTTCGTCGTGGTCTATCCAACCAAGCATTTCTACTTCTCTGAATTCGGGTGGTACTGGTCGTACCACGAACAGGGTCAGTCCTTGCCCTAGTTGCCTTTTTCTTACGGCTGCGTTGCTTGATGTGCGCACTCTGCGCACTTCGATATTGTGTCCTACGTCTGCACGGTTACGGTTTTCTACGTGGCGGTTACCTGCCCATACGTGACCACCCCAGTATTGGTTGGTTACTCGTGCTACTGCTAGTTCCCCTATTGCTGCTGCGACTTGGGCGCTTCTGTCGTCTTCCATGTATTCACGTTTGTAATGGGCTGCGTCTTGTTTTTCCCAGTTTTCTGTGAATCTGCGTATTCCTACGTGGGATGCCCATTCGTATTCCCATTTTTCTAATTCAATCAGGATCAATTTTGTTCACTTTCACAGCGTTTATACGAACAACTTGCTTGTCATCTATCCACGCTGTCCCGTTGAGTGCATCTAATGTGAGTTTGACATAGTTGTCTATGTCGCCTCTCAGGGTTGTAGCATTGTGTGGCGATTCCTGTACAGTTATTATACTACATTCTGGGGTGTAAGTTAACGATACTTCCACTGGTCCTTCTAGTGTGTCTAGTTCGGCTTCTTCCCATGCTGCACGGATTGCTTTTTCTTCGTCTGTTGTCGCTTTGGGCGTGAACACTTGCCCTTTTTTGTTGTGCCTTGGTCTTGCTTTGGCTTTGGGTCTACGATTTATTTTTAGTGTTATACTTTTCACGGTCTTTCCATGCGTCTGTGTGTGCGCTGTCTATTAGTCTCCGTAGTCTTTGCTCACCGTCGTGGCGTAAAGCAAACTTTCCGCCCCAGTCTTGGTCGGCTGAAGTTAACTCAGTCATTATGTCCCCGTCGGTGTAGCCTTGTCTAATCATCGCACATGCTAAACCAAATAGGGTGGACGATCTGTCACCGTGTGGTTTGTCTGCTGTTCTGCGAGGTCCGTTTCTTCTGATTGCTTCTGCTAGTCCTGTGAGTCTGCGTCCTGTGTAACTGAACGATTCTCTTCTAACAGGTGGTGGTTCTGCTTGTTTGTACAGGGTGTGTACTTGTTCCCATTGTTCAGCGGTGACTCTGGTTGGTAATGCTTCTTCTACGAACACTTGTGCTGGGACTATTGAGAAAGAATACTCTAAGTTATTCATTTCTTGTCTGCCTGTTTCGTGGTCGTGTGGGTATGGGAGTCTTAGCCCGTTGCCGAATCCTTTTCCTGTTAGTTCTATTTGTTTAGGGTTTACTTCTTTGATGGGTGCATCAACTATGTTGCATGCTCCTATTAGTCCTTCTCGTACTATGCGTGCGGGAAGTGGTTCTTCAAAGAATACCCACAGGTGGTGTCCTTTTGATCTGGATGTTTCTACCCATGATCTGACACCTAATTGTTTCAATAGATTGTATACATTATTAGCGTGTTTAAAGGATTCTGCCAGTCCATCGTCCCAATCGACGCAACCCCAATGAACTACGAGGCTGTGAGAGCCGTCTGTGGGGTCCTCTAAGGCCACGAGAGGGTAAACACCTATACCCGCATTATCTTCTGTGAGATGAGCCTCTACAGCCCTCAAATAGACGGTTCCTGAGGCATCAAAATGTGTGCCATCTGTTGCCTCCATAGGAGCGAAGTAGCCATCCTTGTGGGATTGGGCTATCTTCCCCCCTTGGAACAGGTCAGCGAAACCTTGTATGGTTTCTTCATTCATCTTTAGATCCCCAATCTTCGAGTTGATCTTCAATGAATGATTGTGCTTGTTCTTCTGTGTCGAACAATATTTTTATGCTGCCGTCTTGGAGTACAACCCATCGTTGGATCCAATGCCCTGCTCCCATTGGGATAGACATTCGTTTTGTTTTAAATCGTGTAACTGTCATCGTCTTGCCTCCGGTATCAGATTTTCGTGATACGGGTGGACGTGTCCTGCTACAGGATCCATGTAATACGTTTGGTCTAACAGTTTCGCTGTGCGTTTGTTTTTACACAGGTTCATGTTAACGGAGTTGGCGTGGTAGAGGGTTTCCCAGTCGGACAGATCTGTTCTGTCTTTCTTTCGGTATACCTCTAACACGAAGATGGCTTCTTGCTCACCCCCGTATCTACCTCCGTATAACCCTGCTGATTTTCCGGGATCTGCGCTGCCTCGTCCTGCTTGGTGAACTAGCCCTATTGGTACTCGTTCTTCTTTAGCCCAACGTTTAACAGCCTGCGCTTTTGATGTGACTCCTGTCGCATCTGCGTCACCTCCGGGTAGTAGTTCTAGGTAGTCGATCATGCAGAATGAGGGTTCAGCACCCCACCATGCTCTGGCTTCTTCCATTACCCGACTCATTTCTGTCAGGTTGATCGCTTCGTCGATGATGGCTACACGAGAGAGTTCTTGTGTTGCTGCACGTTCAAGATCAGAGAGGGTGTCTTTGTCACCTTCTTTGATTGCGTCTTCGACTTCTTCTGATGAGCGTCCTTTGAGTAAGCAGAACAGTTTCATTAAAACTAGTTCTCTTGGTTCATCTAAGGAAAAGATCACGGCATATGAGTCGTGTTGGTTGATCAGGTTCCACACTATGGAGTTTAAAAGTATTTGACTTTTACCTGTGTGGCTACGTCCGATTACCATCATGACTTCACCTCGACCTACACCTCGGGTCGCCAGATCAAATTCTGGAAACCCAAGGTACCAGCGTTCCGTTGGGTTCCTTATGAACCCGACGAGACTCTCGACTACGGTGGATGAGAGTGGGAAACGCTTAGGTCTTTGAGGTGACGTATCTTCTGTCTCTTCTGAAGTGTTGTCGTCCGCTTCTTGTTGTGCTTCTACCAATCTGCGTGCGATTTCTTCTTCTGAGTGAAGTACCGCCATGCCCCCTACTTAGCGAAGGACTTTTGTTTGATTTGTCTACCTATTTCAAGGAGTTCTTCTGATCCTTTGCCTGTCTTTGGACACACAAACCATTCTGGGAATGCAGCAGAGTTCTCATTGTCTTGGTTGACTAGCCAAACGCCTGTACCGTTAGGTCCCTTTTTCCTGTATGCGGGACGTTTAGCGTTGCTTTCTACGCCACTAACAATGTCAGGCCAGTTGACAAACCAGTTGTCTGAGTTGTCCATTATGTCTCGCCATATACCGTCACCAGCGGGCGCACTCTTGGCTGGAGCGGCTGCTGCCTGTCTCGGGGCGGGAGCCACGGCAGGACTTTGGTTGTTCTCGGGAACGCTTTTTTGGAGCCGTCTAACAGCCACCTCGTCTATCTCGTAACCGATACCAAGTGCTTCAAAGTTTGCTGTGGCGATACGATCACCCCATCCTTTGAGTTGTGCTACCACCTCTTCAGCAGACGTGTCAGCAGCAAGTGAGATTTCCACACTAGCGGAAGCCTCCTCTGATTCGTACGGTGCTACCTGTGCCACGCTTCTACGTGAGATAGATATCCGTATGTCTTGTTCACCCATTTTTACCTCCTAAAGTTGAGCCCAAGGGTCTGGACCCGCATATCTACCCCTGCATGAGTTCCACGCAGGACACCACTTTGGCGCACAGTGCCAGCCACTCATTTGGAGCGGCCACTCTGGTAGGTTAGCGGCTATTTGTGTCCCAGCGGAATGAGCAAGCGCAACCAGTCCTGCCCAATCCGCTGGTCCAAGTTCTAAGTAAGTTCTGTGTACTGCACCTTTGACTAGGTACACGAATTCAAAGTTTTGTGCTTTACCGAAACCTTGTGGTTCCATTGCTTGCACTGCCCACGTGTATGCGGCTGCTTGAACTGACCAACGTTTCTTTTCCCATTCAGCGCTGGGTTTACGACCCGGATTTTTCCAGTCAACTATCGGGAGTGGTGCTTCTTGTATGCAGTCGATAGTTCCTTTTAACCAGATCTCTGGTGTGTGTTGTGGTACTAGAGGCAGGCAGAAGTCGTACTCTACGGCTATGGGATGGATGTCTGGCATTACTTCGTCCCACCACACGTTGGTGTTGGCTTCAATAATCTTTTCGGGTTCGCCTTCTTTGTGGTTGAACCGTACGATGTCTTTTACGTGTTTCTGCCAGTACTCCATAGAAGCAGAGAGTGTGTCTACTCGGGACAGGGGAATACCTGTATCCATTTTGTCTATAAGGCATTGTTCTATCCCGTAGTGAACTGCGGAACCTAGCACTGTGTTCGATGAGTCGGTGCTGATAGCAACGCCTTCACGGACTTGTCTGGCTCTCTCAGGACACATGGCGAGATCCCCTAGCCATGATTGTCTGAGAATGATTGCGTCTTCTGGTGGTTTGGTAGGTTGCATAGTATCTATCTTAGTACAGTTTTAAGATGTTGTCAATCACCATATGCATATGTTACCGTCCCCTTTTGGGGACGGTCATATGTTCATATGTGGAGGCTACAACAAATTAGTCTTTATCTCCATCTAATAATATTAAATTTGTGTTACTTTTTTCGGGTTCTGAGTGGTCTGGTTGTGGGACATGCTCAAAACCTTCCAAAAGATTAGCAAATTCGTTCATATATTTATGGCAAATATGACCCACATCGTGCAGGAAATCGCCCATAAGTTTGTTTTGTATAACTGATATAGAAGCAGCAAACTGTCCTATATCCATCTCTGTTGTTTCGTTGTCTTCTGACATTTTTTCTCCTTAAGTTAAAGGCGACGGAGCGCAAAGGAGGGGGAGCACCCCGCCGCCCAGTTCATTTATCCGTGGATAATATCTTCCGCATTTTCAGCAGACGATATTTCTTGTAAAGTTTTAAGAACACCTTTCTTATTGGCAAGAAAAGTATTCAAAGCAAATATTTCGTACTCTACTATTGTAGCCCAATCAAATTCAGCAGGGTTGTGACCCCAATCGATTGATACTTTGGGAACAAGATCATACTCATTGCCATCATGATCTGTCAGTTTTACCACTCTAATATCTCTCCGTTATCTGTAGTCGAAATAAATTGTATTGCTATACCCGCTTTTGTTTTAGCAGTTCTTGCTGATAACCCTTCTTTGTTGGCGTATGTATACACCATTGATCGCATACTCTCAACAGGAACATCAAAATCGCAAGTCGAACTCCAAGATGAATGTATGAGTTCGTGGACTCGTCCATCTTTCCACTCATCCCAGTTGTATTTCCAATTATGTCCGGAACCTCTTCTCTGTTCTGGAAATTTATCTAATGTTCTACTCATAGGCTCCTGCCTCCTTATATATTTGCTTTACCCCTTTGGCAAAGACTTTTTGTTTACGAGCATCTTCATCACGATACCGATGGTATTCTTCTCGTGTGATAGTCTCGTTTACACCTGATGGTATTTGACCCATTACTTTCCTCCCCAACAACGCCTTGATGGATACCAGTGGGATGCTCCATACCAGCGTGGATTAGAATCCATATGGTAGTATAGATATGCCGCTACTGCAACATTAGCATTCGGGTCTAATATGTGCGCACCTTCAAAACCAGCCTTACGACTCCGCTCATCCCACCACTTAGGTAAATGCTGGAACCAGCCAGTCGCACCGCTTTTATGATTGTACGCTGTTGAATACGTGTCGTCTGCGTCAGCGGAAGACTCGCAGAATGCGATGTCTAACATGAGGTCTCGATCTCCGGGTGCGAAATACACTGAGACCAGTTCCCCAAGTGACGAGCAACTACTGCCAGCCCCGCTGAGTGCAGCGACTAATAATAATTTAGTCACCATTTATACCATTCTTCTCCTTCGCATCTAATCTTGGATATATCTACCTCTATGTAATCCCATTCTTTAGGCATACAACCTTGAGGTAGTTCTATATATTCAGTCCAATAATCACGCATGTCATCAATAGGCACATCATCATCAAACATTTGGTAAACTTCGTACTCTACTGTTACTAGTATCGTTGCTGTTGCTTTTCTACTCATCTGCTCATTACCTGTAAATAGTTGAACGCTTGGGTAGCCAACGGTGTCTTACCATCAACAGCCTTGATCAAAGCACGGTCACGTGACCAGTTGTTACCACGACCTTTAGCATTAATGTAATGCTGCTCGGCTCCTTGAAACGCATTGTAAGCAGACCACGCATCACCTATACCCTCATCGCCATCACCGTACTTGTTACGTTCGTTGTACCAACGATTAAGAACATTGTTACGTTTATGTTTCATTCGTTCTTTAGTAGCATCAACAACGTTCTCACCTTGCGGAATAGGCATAAGATAATTGACCATATCAAAGAACTGTTGATCAACCATCTTCTGATCCTTCCACTCTCGTGCCTGACCAGTCCATGCGTTAGCCCTAGCCTTCGCACCTTCCAATATCTCCACTCTCATAGAAAGCAGATTGTCATGGTTAGTCGTGTGACGCACACTGATAAGAGGCTGTCCTATCAACTGGTTCTGACAAAAGAACCTGTCAGTCATGTCGTACACTTTGGTAGACCAAGACCCATTAAGGGAACTGACCCAAATAATATTAGATTGAATGATGTCACCATCACCTATATCTA